ATCATAACTTTTGTAGTTTTACCTGAAGATATTGTAGGATACACAGAACTAAAGAACTGTTCTGCAACATTAGAAGGAACATATGCAAACTCGTCTAAGAATATAATGTTGTATGAACCACCCCTGACTGCACTAGCAGATGTAGATGATGCAAGTATCTTAGAACCATTCTCTAATTCAAGAGAACCCTTGTTCCATGACATCACTCCTTGTTGTAACCATTTAGGTAAATGTTCGTATGCAAGTTGTAGTCTTGATAATAAATCTCTCGCAGTTGCAGCTTTATTTGCAAGGATTGCTATGTTAATACTGTCGTTAAATAATGCGTAGTGTAATAGATAGGATACCATAACAGTAGATTTGCCAGACTGTCTAGGTAGTTTACATATAGTAAAACGATTACTATGAAATGTACCGACCATCTCTTTTTGAAACGGATACATCTTGAAGGGTATAAGACCTTCATCTAGAGAAACAATTCGTACATAGTTCTCTATGAAATACTGTGGGTCTTCCATACACTTTGCATACTCAGAGAGTTGGTCGTTAGTCCACTCTTGAGATATGTTTGCTTTCTTGAGGTTTGGATTACCTAGATATTGATTATTCTCTGTCATTTTTCATTGCTTCTATATCTTCACGATTTTTAATAATGTGTCTATTTTGATTCTTATCAATAAGAGCTTGTAATTTTTCTGCTTTTTCTTTTTCTGTATCTAAGTGTACATCATTCTTTATAACCTTTTCAAGTTTTAACATTGCAATTCTTTCATTAGGTACAAATCTCCAAAGATATCCTTTATCAGAGTATATCCCAAAAACTGTTTCAGACATTCCGATACTTACAATTATTGCATCTGCACCATCTAATATCACATGGTCGCCTGCATTAAATGCTTTGTTCATTTTAAACTTCATACCTTTTGCAATACCAGTTGCCACATCCTTTATCCAGATTGCAACAATTAAACTAATAAGTATTCCAATCCAAGGCAATAGAAAGTCTGTTAATTGCATGGTTTGATCATCAAGCATCTGTTTTTCCTTTTAACATCTTTTGTAATTCAGCAGTTGAACCTACGAATAACGCATTGGTTACATTCTTTGGTGCGTTGTTAGGAACGTCTTTTAGTTTCTTCATCTTTGCCTGTAAATCACCAAGTTTCTCTGTAACTTCTGCAACTGATTTGATTAGTTGTCCAGCCACTTCGTATGTTCTTGGGTGTTCACTCTCTCTTGCAATATCTAGAATACCATCTATCGCATCTTGACCTCGTTCTATAAGACTATAGAAGTTTTGTCTTTGATACTCATAGTCTTTATCAATATCGTCATCACCAACAGGAACTACCTTTTGTTCCCTCGTAACAACGGGCTCAGTAACTTCTGCAACAACACCTAGAGTATTGTTTAGAATATCTGTAGAGTTTTTCACTACTCATCACTTCCTGTTTTTGGATTAAAGACTTTAGCATCTTCAAAGAAAGATGTTGCTTCATTAAATCCAAAATCATCATCTGCATCAGCAGATGCTGGTGAAGGTGTAACAGTATACCTTTGTTCACGTTTAGGTGATTGGTCTGGCATATCTGTGTATTGGTCAACTTGAACAGTCTTAATAACACTTGAAGAAGTAACAGGGCCATATAGATAGAATTTTGCAGTAAATGTCATAGTGTATATGATTGCACGTCTTTCAGTAAAGTCCCCTTGATAATTATCTTCATAACTTACGTCATTAAGAATAATAGGAACATCTCTCTTGATACCCATGTCAGCCATATCATTAATTGTTAATGTATAGTCTGGTTGAAAGTATGGTAGTATCTGTTCTACAATCTGTAATGCGTCATCTGAATTCTTTGCCATTGCATATAAAGTAAACGCAATATTATATGGTACTGGCATAAATTGTGTATCTAGTTTATCTGCATTATCAGCTGATTTCTTTACTTTTCTAAATTTTTGAACACGATTTAATTTTCTTGAAGGGTCATAAGTAATTCCATTCATTTCAAAACCAAGTCGTGGTAATGTAACAGCAACTTTAGATGCCAAAGCAGGGTCAGAGTTTAATCTTGCAAGGAACTTCTGTTGTGGCCCATATGCAAGTGGTACTTTCATAGACTGTACTATAGCACCAGCACTATTCTTTCGTACTATCTGAATGTTATTGAATAGTGTTCCAAAAGAAACAACTATCTTTCGCATTGTTTCGTGGTAAAATTGATTTCCTAACATTATGTGCCTCCAGCATCACCAAACGGATTGTTTTCTGAAAAATCTAATATATCGTCATCTAATGAATCAAATAATTCATTTTGAGCAGTTTTATCTGTACTCATATCTCCTACTATATAGTCCTCCTGAATTAAGTATTCTGCATTACCAGTATCAGCTGCATTTTCAAGAAGAATATTTGTACCCACAGAACTGTCATCATCTTCAGCTGTAATGTTATCACCATTTGTTTCTTCTAGTAATACTCCAAAATTACCAACAGAATGTTGAATTGTAATTCCTTCATTCTGAGTTGTAGATTGTTCTAGTGTAAATTGGTGTCCAGCAGTACTTACACTTAAACTATCTTCTATCGCATCTATCTCAGCAATACCAGTATCAAGAATCTCTTGACTATACTCATACTGTTTACATCTTAATTTGTAGACTGGGTTGTTATCTAATTGATGGAATGGTTCATCATGGTCTACAAAACTTACTTCAAAAACTTTTGTTAATACTGGGTGATAAACTAAATCACCCTCTAGTGGTCTGTCTGCATCTGTAGCTGCAGTATCTTGTATGATATAAAAACTACCATCACCACTTACAGTTGTTAAGATAGAAGAATCTCCTACTTGGTCTATTGTTGCAGTTTCTAATAATATACTACCACCAGTCGTATCCGTCCCAGATTCAATCTGAACCTGTCTATCTAAATCTTGAAATCTTTCTTTGGAAACTACAAAGGTAATCTCATTACGATTCTCTAAACCGAACTGAGTCATTATTTCTTTGTCGCCTGCATAACCCTCACCATCTTCAACATACATCTCAATTGGGTGTTGTGTGTTGAATTGATTTAAAGTATCTTCACCAAATAAAGTATCTTCGTTTACGGATTGTCTGTCCATATAAAAAACATCATGTCCGTATATCTGAATTGCTTCTTTAATTAAGTTCTGATAAAGAGTTCTTTCAGATGCAATTGAAGATAAATTGTTTGTATGAAATGCAGTATTAACAGCCATTGGTTATCCTTTTATCATTAAGTCTGGGTATTGCATTAAATCTATTTTTTCTTCTAACTTTTGAATTTCTTCTAAAGCTTGTGTGTAGATAGTTTCACCATTCATAGTAACACCACCTAACATTGCAACACCACCAAACTTAGAAAGGTTTGCACCCCATTGTTGTTTGATAAGAGCTGTTGTGTATCTTTTTAGATGGATATCATCAAACATATCTGTGTATGAAGCTGGGTCTACTTTTCTATAACATTCTATAATAAGAAACTCGCCAACAGTTACACTTTCCCAATCCATATCTAAGTATAAACGATTTTGGTGTTCGTTAAAACGAATAGGAACTTCACCTACCAATATATGAGATAGATGGTCTAGTTGTTGCATAGTCATTTCATATTGTAGAATAGATGTAGAACTAAAATCATATAAGTCATTTAGTCGTAATTGATATCGCATATCAAACATACTATTTGTTGATGAATCATCTAAAGGAAAAATTTGTAATACGGATATTACAGAGGAAGGCATAGGAATATAATTCTTACCCTCTTCAAAACTTGAACTTACAGAACTATCTAATGTATCTGTTGCAGTAGTTGTATCATTAGACCTAGCTCTATCTATATCAGCTTGTGTTAATACATGTTTAAGATACATTTTTTCTACACCATCATAGTGATAATGTGAGAAGTATTGTACTGCTTCATCAATTCTATCATCTACTTGGTCATCTGATACATTAATGTCTATTACACCAAATCCTAATGCTCTTAGACAGTAACTTTTTAATGTTGCTTTTGAATTTGGAATCGCCATGTTATTTCCTTTTTAATACTATTTATAACAACTTAACCTAGTGCAATACCTATTGCAGTCGCATCATCTAATGCAGCACCAGCAGTTGTCATTGCATCACCGTTTTCATCTACAAATGATGTAGCAGTTAACGCACCAGATGATGAGTTAAATGATAGATTACTTCCACTTTTTGCAGCTAAATTACCACTTGCAGCAGTAGTAAATAGTGGGAAACATGTTGTGTCTGAAGATTCATCTGCAACATTAACTAAAGATGATGTACCCTCAATCGTTGCAGTAATATTTGTAACAGATAGTGTGTCTGTTGAAGGGTTGTAAGATATTCCAGCATCTGTTTTAAGTGCCTCTGCTGTTGCACTACCGTTGTTATCTGCAACAAATGTTAAGAAGAAAGAATCATCTGTAGCATCTGATACTGTTTTAATTGTATTGGCCGCAGTTGCTAATGCAGCTGTACCACTTGTATTTTGATTACCAGCAGCATTTACGCCAGGCAAATTAATATTTGCACCACCATCAAATGAAACACCACCAAGTGTTCTTGAATTTGCAAGTGTTGTTGCTGTGTCTGCATTACCAGTAACATCTCCTGTAACATCACCTGTAACATCACCAGTAAGGGGCCCTGCAAATGCATCACTCGTTACTGTACCATCAAAGAACGCATTTTTAAATTCAAGACTACTTGTACCCAAGTCAATGTCATTATCCGTTACAGGAATAATCGCACCATCTATAAGTTTTACTTGATGTGCGTTTGCGGCATAGAAGTGTATTTCGTCAGCAGTTTCAAAATCAATCTTAGTTTGGTCATCTTCACCAATCTTTATGTCTGTTGCAAGTAAAGACGTGATAGTGGTTTGTGCAGCTGTTAGTGCAAAATCATAAGTACCATCTCCATCTTGATAGGTAACTGTAATACCTGTTTCAGTATTACCACTCACCATAGCACCAACTGTATCTTCTATAACCTCAGTTAAATCTATGTTCGCAGTACCGTTAAAAGACACTCCGTGAATTGTTCTTGCAGTTTCAAGTGCAGTAGCAGTAGCTGCATTTCCAGTTGTATCTTGATTTAGAGTTCCAACAACAAAATCTATTGTTCCATCAGCATCATCATATGTAACAGAAACACCTGTTTCAGTATTACTAGTAACCATTCCACCAATAATATCTTGTACAGTTTCAGCAGATGCATATTTGTTTGTTGAACCTTCTGTTAAATCGTCAGTATCAAACCCTGTGAAGTTTCTAGTATTTAAAAATATACCCCAACCCATAAAAGCATGAACTGAACATTGATAAAATAAAACAGGTGGTGTGGTGTCAGTTGGTATAATTTGTGTGTATGCACCAGACTGGCCTGGAGTTCCATTTGTTGTTACACCAGTTGTGTATGCAGTTGACTTATCTGCTTCAAAGTAAAATCTTAATGGGTGTCCACTATTACTTGAATCTGATTGGTCAAACCTGTATGTATTTTTTGGAAGCATTTGAAGATATGGAGCAAACACATCACCAATTTTATAACCGTTTGAACTGCCTGCACCAAAATAAGGGTGTGAAGAATCTTTAGTTCCAACTGTTACTGTAAGTGTTTGAACACTAGCACTATAAGGAAGGGCTGTATCTAATTCTAAATTAGGGTCTGAACCTACAAACTTTCCAGTAGTAGAATTAAACTTTAAATATTTATTATTGACCTTTGCTGTATCTCTATCAACATCATCTAGAAACTCAAGTCTTACTTCACCACCACCAGCACCAGACATTTTTGATGATGCAATTTGTTGACTAACAAGTGACCTAAAGTTATCAAACTCTTGTCTTATTGTACCAATCTCATTTAACTGTTCTTTAACCTCTGTCTTAGATTTCATATCATCTAAGTTAGCAATAACATTAGTAATAAGTTCTTGTGTTGCTTCTACAGTTTGTTCTTTAGTTGGTAATGCTCTTTGTTTAACTTCTGTTAATGCTTGAGTTATATCTAATGGAGTATTTTTAGCAGCTGTAACTAAGTTAGGTGTTACAACTTCTTCCTTCTGCATCTCTTTCGTTTTCTTCTTCATCTTCTCAATGTATGTACGATAGATTGCAGCCTCTGCTGTCTTACCCATTTCTTTTGCACGTTGTTCCATTGCGATTGCAGCTTGTATCTTGTGTGCGTGTTTCTTACCAGAACCTTCTATCTTACTAACACTTGCTCTTGCAGTTTCAACATCTTTGAAACCTAGACCTTGTATTGTTCCTTTTGGATTTTCGTCTGTATATAAATCAGAGTGACTATCTGAACCAGCAGGTTGACCTTTCTTGCGTGGTATTCTTGGTACTTCTACTAGACTTGAGAATAAGTTTTGAAGAGCTTCTAGTTTATTATCTTCTTCCTCTTGAGTAACAACTTTTGGATAGATATCTTCAACTTGTAATTTTAATGTGTCTGTATCTTCAACTTCTGGTGGTGCATCAAGGATAGCACCGAAGGAAGACATCAAACCAGCAAACGCACCTAGTTTATCTTCATCTTCTGTCGATAGTGATTTTGTTTCTAGTATAGGTTCTTCAATAACTATATCAGCAATTTGAATAGCTTTAGGTTCTTCTAATGTAATTTCTTTTTTAGGAGTTTCGTCAATGACTTTTACAACTTCTTGTACAGACGTAAGAAAACTATCAAGTTCTTTTACTTGGGATTCAGTCTTAATTTTGTTTTCTTTATTCTCTATTTTTGCGTGTTTAGCTGCATCTTCAAGTTCTTGAAATAAACTGGCTAAATCTGATTTAGTTGCAAGATTTACGTCTGACATGACAATCCCCTTTTTACTATTTATATAAAGAGATTATCCTATAATTTATATGCCAAGTCTGATTTATTAGGCCAGTTGTTAACAATTGTAGGTATACCCAACGAAGTAAATACATGAGCAGTACCACCATCTGCGACACCTGTCAATGAAATAATTGCCTCATCACCAAAGGTACTTGGTGTAAGAGATAATTTAAATGTGTTAGTAGCAGCACTATGCACATAATATGATTGTTCACTTATAAGACCTTTAATTGGGTTGTCATCATCTTTTTGTCCGTCACTATATGTAAGTTCTTCATCATCTACAAACCCATGACTGTTTTTTGTAATAGTATTGTTTGATGTACTTACTACTCCAGAAGCAGTTCCGTCAACTGATATTTTTGCAGTTGCACCAGCAGTTGTTGTATTAACAGTTTCTAACGCACCAATATTAGCTGCACCATTAATAGCAGATTTTACAGCTGCATATACAGTTCTTGCTGCTGTTCTAAACGCAGTTATTTTATCTGGAATTGCAACACTTGTTTCTGATTTACGAGCAATATACCAATCTGTAGGTGCAAGTGCATCATTACACATTTCTTTTGCATGAAATACTTGTTCAGATTTAACAGTTGCAAGAGTTCTATCAGCAGATTTTTCACCAATAGTTTTAACTACACTAGCTTTGTCTTCTGCTATTGCATAAGCTTCATCTACCTCTATGTAGTAAGTTGTGTCAAGGTGTGAACCAGTAGTTGTTACAGGAACTAAACCAACAGCTTTTCTTTCAGCAACTGTCCAAAGGTTAAATATACCTCTAGGATGTTGAATACCATCAATTGTTATAGGTTTTGGACGAGAAATAATCTCTACTATTGTATCTTCATCTGAGTTTAATAAAGCCCACATGTTTGTTCTCCTTTATTTATCATCTAGCCGTTGCATATTTAAATGGATTTTTTGCTATGGCTAAGAATATATAATCTTCTGCATGGTTAAATCCTGCATCATTTATTCTCATTTTAAAACCATTTGCAAGAAAATCGCACGCATCATAATCTGTAGTGCTTTCTCCATTAGTACCATTCATTTGTAAAACACCTTCTACTACATTGTGTGTGTCTCTTGAATGATCCATAAACATCCACGATTCTACGCCATCTCTTCTTTTTATTATGAGTAAAGCTGGCTTAAAGCCGGTGTGGATAAATGTGCCGTCAACATTGCCGTTGCCTGTGAATGAGCCTGCTTTAATAAAACCTTGAGTATTAGCATAAGCCCAAAATACATAATCAGCAGCAGCACCTGTGGTAGCATTATTTCCTACTGTAAATACAGAAGTTGAAGGGGTTGTATCTGCCCAAAAATTAGCATCTGCT